CATACATATTTAAACCACCACATACATATGTAAAACCCATACATATTTAAACCACCACATACATATGTAAAACCCATACATATTTAAACCACCACATACATATGTAAAACCCATACATATTTAGGCCTCATCATCCTCTATGATATTGATGGCGGGTTTTATCTGTCTATCATATGCGATGGGTTTTTGTGGTGCCGTGGATTGTTCGACCAATTTACCAATCACACATATATATGGGTCATTTAATTCATATCTTACACCTATAACACGAACGGTTATTTTTTGATTTTCTTTAATATTTCCAAATGCCTTATCTGTAAAATGATGGTCACGTGCGATAAATACTGTCACTGGAACCACTCCGTTATCATCTACTTCGGCGTGAATTCCGGCCTTGGTGATTGTCTTTGTATGACATTCAATATTCATACCTTCTACTGGATGACATACCATACATTCAAATATGGTTTGAAATTCAATCAAATCACTATTCACCATACCCGATGAATAACTTAATACACGAACTGAATTTGGTTTGATATATCCTTCTGCTATACATTTTCCTTCTGTTTTATAAGAAATCGTTTTTTCTAAATTTTGTTTAACATTCTTTCCGATTTCTGTAATAGATAACTGTACTTTCATAGTAAGCATCGATTTTATATAAACACCAAATATCTTTCGTTCATTCGTGTGTCTCGTATCTGTCATTTTTCGGTTTTCTAATATAATGATATAAAATAGTTCTTATATCATTTTTAAAATCAATTTTATCGGATAAAAAATTGAATTCATAATTATTATTATATGAAGACAATATACAAATGTCCTTTATAAAGCGTATGATAGATAAATATTTTACGAAACCACATATAAAACCATTAGGTAGATGGAATATAGATTATTGTAATCAAAAAATGGATAAAAAAATAGATTTATCGAACGAAGACCATTGTGGGCCTTGTGGGCAATATATAATAGAAAAAACACAAGATAAACCAGTTGTTACAAAACCTATAAATAAATTATCATTCACGAAAATTACCAAATAGCCAAACCCTAATAACTTGTTCTTATATTTTGTAATATTTTTTTTTCGAAATATTCTAAACCGATACTATATTTATAGACCAAAACACTCAATAAACTTTGGTCGTGTCTATGTTCTCGAAATTCACTCGAATTTGCTATATTACTCCTTGCATCGGTAATATCTTCATACACACAACATAGTTGTAACCATTCATTTATAAAGTTCGTTGAAAATTCGGTTTTACGTAAAAAAATGGCTCCTGCCCACGAATCCACCAAATCCTCATTAAATACCCTTTCGCGTAACCCGAATTTTTCCAATACCGACATTTTACACCAATTACGCATTTTCCAAACAGGTTCATTCGGTTTATTTTTCCATATCAATATATCTTTCTTCTCCATATGTTTCGCATATAATTCGGTAAAGTTCTCCATAAACAAATATTTGGAATCCAAATAAAAAAGTAAATCACCATCATTGATTCGCTTCAGCGTTTCATTGATAATATATGGTTTCCATAACCAATACCCTCCACCTCTTGTTTCATTCAATATTCGACTATTTTTATTACGAAATTCACAATCTATTTGTTCTTTCTCAAAAACAATAATTTCGAAATCTTTATTATGGGTTCTCACTGAGTGCAATAAAGTGTCTAAAAAACGGTTATGTGTTCCATCATTATATACCAAAAAATATTTTTTCATTTATACTATAATGGTAAAATAATTACCTAGAAATAAATCATATGGGTATTCATATGGATATAAATTATATTTCCGTTATTTTATTGATTAACGTGGTTTCACCATCCATAAAATATACTTTCTTTCGACCTTTGAAATTGGTCTCGGTGAAATATCGTAATGTCATTTCCATTATGACACATAGACCGATTTTTAATATTCCTTCTATTTTTTCATCTTGGTAATCATTTTCTTCCAATACTGAATTCAAACGTTTTACAATATCACTTTTACCCGCATTACTACATAATGCACCCTTATTATTACGTTGTTGGCTAATATCTTTGGTTTTAAAATGCATTTCGTTGTTTTTGAATAGATGTATAAATCCCACAAATTTATTAATATTATCACGTGCAATCAAATATTTGGCTTGAATTGCATCATTTACTTTTTCTCTATCGACTTGTCGTGATTCTATCCATTGGTTCTCTTTCCAAATATATATTTTCAATAATGTTTTATCAGTCAATACAATGAATCGAGTATTTCGGGTTTCTCCTATCTTCTCATCGAAATATTTCTTAATAATATATTCCGAATCTTCTTGTATTTGGTAATCACTTTTATATATATATTGAATCAATGTCAATTTATCTTCAATTGGACAACAGTCTAAGTAATGATAAAAAATATATTTCACGATAAATTCTATTGGTATTTCGTGAGCTTCTTTTAAAATATCCAATACAAAACTAGTATGTTTAAACCAATTAGTATCACCCGTTTCAATTTCATTCGAATTTAATGCAATATCTAATGATTTTTTAATATCATCAAATACTTGTTCATAAGTTCTCGATATAGATATTTCGGGTTCTCTTTTTTCTTCATCCAAGATAGGTTGTTCTTGGTTATTATCTATTTCTTGAATACTCATAGTGTCGAATTGTTTGGGTAATTCTAAAGATAACGATTCACGTTTATAATCAACCGGTACAGACCGTTCATAAATAGATGCTTTTTCATTGGTGATTTCAATGGGTTGGAATATATAATAGTCATCTTTATTTACCAAATAGCCTCTTCTACCATATTGGTCAAACAAATACTCATTCTTATTATCAATGAGTTGAGTAAGAGTATAATAAATCTGTTCTTTTGGATATTCTTTGAGAACATTTATCAAATTGATTAACATATCTTTTTTATAAAAGGGTTGTTCTCGAAATAATTGTCGAATTCGTTTTAAAATAATAGGATAATTCATTTTCACATACTCATCATTATATGTATCCTTGACAATTTCCGATTCACTAATGGTAGCATTAGGAGAACACGTAAAGCTACAATTATCCATATAATCACAAATATCCGTAAAGGGTTTATCACCAATTTTATAATCGATGGTTTTTTTACTAGATAGATTTATTTTAATATTCTGGTTCTCGGCTAATTCTAATAATTTCTCAACAGTAAAATTGGTTTGACCTATATTTAATATACAATCCGTCGCCACTTCTTTTAAGAGTCGAGTGACTCTACCAATTTGTAACGCTTTCTTTTCCGCCAATCGATACACATATAAATCAGCGGGTTCCTCACCATTCGATGGTAAAGTAGAATGTAGATATATTTCCACATTTCTTTCTTCGAATGGTAACATACAATGACTGAGATTTCTCACACCACGACCAATGATTTGTTCGATACGATTCATATTATACCAAGGCTCTAGGATATGTACTTGGCGAATATTCTTGAAATCCAAACCTTCCGATGCCGCCTTGGAAATTAATACCACTTTCACGAGTTCTCCATTTTTATTATCACTATTGGTAATATATTTGATATCAGCCGTATTATTAGGTGAGAATGCTGCATCACCAGTAATCATTACATATCTAGCTTGTTTAAAATTTTCAGTGACTTGACTTTTAGGTTTTAATGTAAGGGCATCCAATGGTTCATTGGGTGTTTTTAATAAAGATTTACCATTGGGGTCCGAGCAATAACGAGCGAATCCTAATTCTTCCAAGGCAAGTGCGATGGGAACGACACCACCATCGATATATTGGGAATATACGAGAACAATACCATTGGAATTCATAACACATTCACATATTTTGGCGATTTTATTACTATATTTTCCGATGTGTTCTTGACTAAATATTTTACCATATTTTTCGAGAACATTGGGTTTATATTCAAAATTATAGCGAAGAGGCTGTGGGGAAGATACGGAAGTATAAGTCATAATATTGGATAAACCAGTTTTTCCAACTATATTGGTAATAATTTCATTATTTAATTCTTGATTGAAGGGTAAGTCTTCTATGTTCTTTTGTGAAATTAATTGATCCATTTGAGAACTTGGATAAACAATATTTAATGCTTCTAGTGGAATTTGAAGGATATTATAGCCGAAACGTTCCATATTTTCAAAGGAAGGCATTATAGTTTCATCACCATAAGTATTCGATTTATTGAATGATTTTTTACGCATATTTTCTAGAATAAATTCATAGCCTTTTTGTTGATATTCGCCGATAATACTCGTATAAACTGGAATATTTTTGATAGGTTCTTCGATGGGTTTTTTATTCATTTGTATGGTAGGGTATTTTTCAGGGGTTATGGTATTCTCGGGTGAAAAAGTAGATGGATAAATACGATATGGAAATGTATATGGGTTCTCGCCACGAACATAAGAAATATAACCTATTAATTTTCTTTGTAATAATTCCTTTCCACCTTCGGTTTTACCTTCTTCCGCTTCGCTTATCGCTTTACCGCTTATCGCTTCTGAATCTTTGATTTCTTTAAAATTACCGTCTTTATCAAAGACATCATTTTCATCGATACTCGCTCTTTTATCATTGATATTCATTAGTTTCACCAACCATATGATTTCTTTATAACTATTATACATTGGGGTAGCAGATAATAATAATAATCTCATATTTTCCGAATAACGAGCGACTTTCATTAATAATGTAGCGGTTCTCTTATTTTTATTATCATCTGTCATACGAATATTATGAACTTCATCAATAATAATCAAACGATTATTAAAAAACCTTTTTATTTTTTTTATTTCCATTGATTTTCGTTCGATATCCGAGAACCCCGATTCATCCGAAACCACGGTTTTTTTGGTAATATAGTTTGCTAATTCGATATAACCCATAAAGATATAAAATGTATTAATAATACTACGTATTTGACTTATGACTCGTTCTCTAGATACACCTTTTAAATTGGTAGGATTGATTTCTTTTATTAATGCACTTCCAATACAAGTATTCAGATTCCATAAACCGTTTTCTTGTTTTAATTTACGTTCATCAAATAGTTGCATTCGGAAATTGGCTTGTACGTTAGGTGACGCTACTACTAAAATTTTATGACGAATACCAACCTGCTTCATATATGCACGCATTTCTTCAGCTACGCCGATTGCACTACACGTTTTACCAGTGCCTAACGAATTATATAACAATAAACTATTATAAGGTGTTTGAAATGATAATAAATTTTTTATAAACAATTGATGAGGCATTAATTCAAAATCGGCATTACATAATAAATCGGTTTGTTTACGAATATCATATATAGTACCATCATATTTAGTATCATTGAATTCTTTACGTTTCGCAATTTTAATATTAAAATTAGGGTCATTTAAAGTAGGATACAAATAATCATAATCGTTGTTTGTTTTGGCGTTCTCATATTCTTCCAATTCTTTTTGTAAAAGTTTTTTATTAAGTTCTTTTTCATCTTGTGTTTCAGGAATAGACTCTTCTTCTATTTCTTCAATGAACGGTTCTGTCGAGGATTCCGAATCTTCGATAGAAGGTTCAGCCTCCTTTTCAATAATAATAGCATTTTCTTCTATTATAGAAGGTTCAGAATCTTCATCAAGTTCATTTATTATAAAAGGTTCTTCCGGAAATTGTTCAGGTTCTTCTTCAATACTCTCAACCACCGAGTCTTTGGGTGGAATAATAATTTCACTACTTTCATCAGCATCTGGCGATTTATTCTCTTCAATTTCCTTTTCTTTTTCTAATCGAATAATTTCATTTATTAATAATTCTTTTGTGGTGAATTTACCGGTAGATTTGGTTTTTCTAGGCACTTCTAACCCCATTAATCCAGCCCAAATATTACGTAAATCGTTTAATTTCATTTTATCATATTTTGAATAAGCATCTTCTATAATATGCATTGATGTTTGTGTGGAGATTGGTTGTAAGCTTTTATTTAAAATAATTTTCTTACCAGTTTTAATAGGTTGACTCTGAGTTAGAGAATCCATTATATTTTGTATGATTGGACTTCTGTTTTTTGTACCAATATCTAAAGGATGAAAATCAGTTAATTCGTTGGGTTTATTTGATGGTTCTGAAATAGATTGCAATAAAGGATTTGGTGTATTCTCATTGACATCGAGAGGATGAAATTCAGTAACATTTTGTGGTTCAATGTAATTATTTATTTCGGGTATAACAGAAGGTTCTGTAATATTAACTTTACGTTTTTGTTTAACTTGTCCACGACCTTCACCCCGTTTAAATGTATATTTTTTACTTTTTTTAGGTTCGCATTTTTTCGTTTTATTATTCCATCGAGTACCATTTTCACATCTTTGTTTTTTTTCTAATTCATTATTTGACATTTTATTATACCGTTAATTATATCTATATACTTCTTAGATATAATTATTCATATTTGAACATTGTTCAAGCCAACTCATATAAATATCTTATAGTTTGTTAATGCATAATGAATATTCGCAATCAAACGTTTTTTTTCTAAATTATATGTTCTTATAGAATTCATACATTCATCATAGGATTTCCATTCTATTTTACTCACCTCCGATTGTTCAAAATTATCAATTAAATGAGTATATTCATATGGCATATATGCAATAAAATATTTATGTTTATATGATTTATAATTAGAGCCTGTAAATATTTCTTCAAACGGCAAAACGTTTTGTATTATTTTTATATTTTTTATATTTAATCCAGTTTCTTCACTAAATTCACGTATAGCACATTCATAATCTTTTTCTTGATAATTGCGACGACCTTTTGGAAATCCCCATTCAGGTTCATTCCAAATATCATATTGATAACTTTCATCAATCAGTGTAGATAATGTATAATAAATATTTTTATTCATTACACCATTTCGTAATGAAATGAATTTTTCTCTAGATACTATTTCTTCTACTCTATATTGATTGGATATGTTATCATTACCCCATATATTTTTCCATAATTCATTGAACTCAAGCATTTTTAATTTATTTTTTTCTTCCACCGACATTTGTTTTAACATATTCATAATATAATCTCTATTAAAAATCGAATATTTACCTCGCATAAAATCTATATAACCTAATGTATCTTTACGACGTATCATTAAATATTCGAAACTTTTTATATTTACTACATCTTTACCTTCAATTCCTGGTGGTGGTAAAATCTGTTCTTCTTTAATCCTGAATAATATGATACCCAAACTAGTAATAGGCATTTTACATTGATGATACAAATGACCTTGTTTTCCACAATTATTACAATAATTATCCTTCATTTTTTATAATTCGATAAACCTATATGATTATATTCACAACTCTTTATATAATTATCTATAGAATGCATTTTGATTCGGCGGTGTGGGGTCCTCATTATTGGTTCTTTTTACATACTGTTGCTCAAACTTATCCGGATACTCCAAATGATATATCAAAACGTAAATATTATGATTTAATACAAAATATGCCTTTATTTATTCCCAATGAAGAGATAGGTAATAACTTTAGTAGAATATTAGATAAATATCCAGTTACTCCTTATTTAGATAATAAAGATTCATTCATTCGTTGGGTACATTTTATACATAATAAAATCAATCATAGTATTGGTAAAGAAGAACTATCCTATATGATGGCGATGGATAAATATAATTCTGAATATAAACCTAAAGCTATTTACTTATCAGAAAAAATAAATTTTAGAAAACATTATATTCATATATTATTGATACTGGCATTATTATTTTTCATTTATATTTATTATGAAGACTAAAATTATCTCATTATTTATTAGAAAGGAAGAATGCGTATAGAAATCATAATTTTTATTATTACTGCTTTTTTAATGGCCAATACATATACGGATGGTAAATATTTAAAAACGGTATTATCGTGGAAGAAATATTATCAAATGGCTGGTATTGCTATCGGTGCTATTATGATTTATTGGTTGATTAAAAAAAATCCATTACAAGCACGTCAACTTGTAACAGCGTCTAATGATTATATAAAATATTTACCAGTAGATAAGAACACTTCAAGTTTTATTTCGCCGATTTTAGATTTTACATCCAAACAAAATATTTTCCGTGACCAATATGATGGTAATGATTCATATAACCACCCAATCGTACAAATGCCCCAAACTACTGCTGAATCAAAATTATTATCATCTGGAAAAAAAGCTACCAAACGCTCGGTGAGTGAAACAAAAAAAAAATATGTAGCATCAAACCAGAATTGGAAATGTGGCGATTGCGGAAAACAACTAACTGCGTGGTTTGAAGTCGACCATAAACAACGTTTAGAATATGGAGGTAGTAACCATATCGATAATTTAGTAGCTTTATGTAGAGATTGTCACGGAAAGAAAACAACTATGGAAAATTTATAAAAAAATATTATATTGTATATATAAGGGTAGACAATATAATATGACAAAAAAAAATAATTTATCAGATAAAGATACAGATAAAATAATAACAATAACTGGGGTAGTCTTTGGTATAATAGCATTTATAGGACTTTTATACAAGTTTCCTATGTTTCGAAGCATTTTTACTGAAACTATACCAAATGGTGTTATAAATAATTATAATTCAATATCAACTGGTTTATCACAGTTTTTTTCGGAATTAAATAAAGATTCCAATTTAATGAATGCATATTTAATATATTTTGTCGTATATGTTACTATTATTTTTATGACAATATCATTTTATTTATATAACACCGATAAAAGTATATTTTCAGAAAAAACATTTGTATCTAATAAAGCATTATTATTCTTCGTTGGAATTGTCCTACCATTAATAAAAGTATTATTTTTTACATCCACGAATATAACCGGTGGTAGCACGAATACAAATGTTCAGATTATCACAGGAGCCACTGCAGTTATGGTTCTATTTTTAATGCTATATTATATGTATAATTTTCTTTCTAAGTTTCAAATATTAATTATTAGTGATATATTGACTATTTTTATATTATTAGGTTTAATTGTTATCTTATCTATGTTGTTTATTATATTTAATAATAATTTGAAATTATTAAACGGTTGGACTGGGTTTTTTGTATATTTTATTTTTTATATACCTTGTTTATTAATTGATTTCATAGAATACATAAAAACTGAACTAAAACTTACTACAAACACCATATTTATATTATTCATATTAGAGGTTACCTTTATACTATGTTATTTATATTTACCCAATTTAATAAACTTATACTTAAAGAAAGGAGGGAAACCATTACTGGAAGGTAATAAATTTTTAGATAAAAAATATACTTTGGCTACTGGTTCAGAATTAAAAATAGTAGATAAAAAATCAGATTTAATAGCTAATGTTGAAAAGAAAAGTAAATCGTCTAACCAAAATTTTTCATTATCAATGTGGGTATATATAAATACACAACCACCTAGTGATATCGCATATGTGAAAGAAACCAATATTTTCAATTATGGTAATGATAATAAAGATAAATCGAGAAAACCAAAAATAGTATATAACTATGACGCATCAAATAATAAAATAAATAAATTCAAAATATATTTTACAAACGAAACTAGCGATACAGACATAAAAAATTATTATGAATTCTCTATGGGTGAACAAAAATGGAATAATATTGTTATAAATTATAATTCAAATATTGCAGATTTATTTATAAATGGTAATTTAGAAACAAGTTTTACATTTGCACCTAATTTTAATTTACCAAAATATGAAGATAGTGATATAGTTACCATTGGTAGTAATAATGGTTTATATGGGTCGATATGTAATATTCGATATTACTATAACCCTTTATCCAAATCAGAAATAGTAAACCAATACAATTTATTAATGTTCAAAAACCCCCCAATAAATACTATATAATTCAGGATTAATTTATAAATATTATTTATATAAATGAATCCTATAGTTATTGGTTTAGGAATAATAATAGTTGTTTTGTTATATCTACTATACGCTTATTATAACACTACATCAAATACATTAATAGCAACCGCATCATTAAAAGTAGCTAACCCTGATATTACTAGTATAAGCAATGCTACATCTGGTAGATATGCATATGGTATATGGTTATACGTGAATTCTTGGGATAACACAAATCTAAAAACAATTTTTAGCAGAGGTGGTGCGCAAGGTGGTATCAAATTATATTTAGATACTTCTTCTCCTAATTTAAAATTTGATACATTAATGTCTGATGGTACAACTAAAACGACAATAATTACTGATAACTTTCCTATTCAACGTTGGGTATATGTCATCGTAAGTTTAGACAATCAATTCCTTGATTGTTATTTAGATGGAAAATTAGTAAAATCTACCAGATTATATGGTACAGATACCACTGCGACTGCTACTCCGCAAACACCACCTGCTGATACTGTCCCTATTAAATTAGGTAATTTGAATAGTCTTCCTTTTGATGCAGTTGTTTCAAAATTCACTAGATGGACCCAGCCTATGGACCCTCAAACAGCTTGGACTACATATTTATCTACAAATAGCTCAAGTACAATGGGTTCATTTCAATCATATGGAGCCAATTTAAATATAGTAAAAGATAAAATGAATTATGCAAATCTACAATTATTTTAATCGATATTTGATAAAAGTTATATATTAATATATTATATTAGTAATATATTAACAAATGGATTATTTAAGACAACCTTCTGGACAAGGTCCTTCAAATGAATCATCTAATATTCAAATGCCTCAAGTAGTTCAAGCTGGTATGAAAAGTATCAACGAGGGTATATCAAATATAAAAAACTCAGTTACCGAAGGTGTAAATCAATTCTCAAATGAAGCTAGTGCTAGTAGTAGTTTTAGTTTTTCAAATACTATCATTGCAAAATTTTCTTTTTTACTTTTAGTATTGATAGTTTTTATGTTTTTATTTAATTTAGGCATAATGTTAGTCACCTATTTTACTGGACCTAGTGCGAATCCATATGTTATAAAAGGAATGATTGATGGAACATATAGTGCTGTTATTCCACAAGACCCTAAGAATAAAGACTCGGTTACTTTAGCAAGGTCAAATAATGAAACGTCTGGAGCTGAATTTACTTGGTCTGTTTGGCTATATTTAAATGATTTAAATGTTAGTAATAGTAAATTTCAGCATATCTTTAATAAAGGTGATAATAAATATAATGCAAATAATATTGCCGAAGTAAATAATGCACCTGGTTTATATTTAAATCCTAGTGATAATACTTTACATATTATTATGAATACCGTAAATTCTACAGATACTAATAATATCATTGAAATTAATAATATTCCTATTCGTAAATGGGTTAATGTAGTTATTCGTTTACAAAATAGCTTATTAGATGTTTATATCAATGGAACAATTTCTGCTAGAAAAGTATTAGAAAATGTACCTAGACAAAATTATGGTGATATATATGTATGTCAAAATGGTGGATTTTCTGGTAAATTATCAGATTTAAGATATTTCAGTTCAGCATTAAATGTATTTAATATTAATCAAATCGTAGCTAGTGGTCCTACCACAACAACTAGTACATTAACTGCTGACCAAAAAGCAATCGGCAATTATTCATATTTATCATCAAGTTGGTATCGTTCCAAAATGTAAACGAAGTAATTTTGTATACTAACATTATATAGTATACAAAATGTCTACTACTGATTTAGATTTAAATAGTATATGTCAACAACGAAAACAACGATTGTTATATATCGTTCCACCTATTCGATACACTCCTCCAAATCCATATGTTCAATTTCCACAATTTACTAAATTCCAATTTGATATGCGTCGCAAAGCTGAAATATTACAATATAATGCGAGTGCTAGTAGTACAAAAACGAATAATATAACTAAAAAAGGTCAATGGGCTCAACTGGTCAATGGAACAATCGGAAAACTAATACCAGCAGATATTATTTTTAATCAATTGGACCTATCTGGTAATTATTCTCAAATTATAGTGAAATATCCAGATACATATACGAGTAGGGTTGTACAATATGGTGTCGATGCAACTAATAACCCTTTATATACTACTTTATATACTATTATTAAAGGAAACGCCGATATATGTAATGATGATTTATATCCACAACCTACATCTTCATCGGGTGTTCCTGGTCCTGTTATGAATTTGATTCGAGATACCAGTGTTCCGTTATATAATTATGCTAGTAAAACAGGTACTTATGGTATCATCAATCCCGGCGTTCAAGCGCCTTGGTACACATTTACAAAGGATAATATACAATTTTATAATTCTATTATTACCAAATTATTCACATTAACGATTCAAAACACTATTAGCGAATATGCATATAATTATTCTTTTCAAACGCCTATTAAATTATTTTTTAGTGGTACTACAAATAACATTACAGCTCAAAGCGATTATACATTATCAAATACTATTCGAGTATCAAACGTTACAGTGACTGTTAAATATAATGGTGAGGTTGTTACCTTATCAAAACCACCAACCGTCGAAGTTACTAATAACGATATATCCTTTACAAATAGTATTCACTCCGGTAGTGTTTCAAATTCATTTGCGGGTGAAATTTATTTAGGATTATTAAAAGTATCCAATTTATACGTATATACACAACCTGGGTATGTTTATGATATTGATATAACCATCAACACATATTTCAATGCAGATACAAATTATGCTAGTTTTTTTAATGAACTCACATCAGGTGTTTATTTGAATATTACGAATACAAATACTATTCAAACGGATTGTTTAATTTCTACTAGCAAATCGACTGCTTCGAATACTGGTTTTATTTTTTCTGGCTTATAATCCTTATTTTGTTAGGGTTGGATTCAAGCACATTTTTTGTTCTGGAAATACTTGTCCAGACATACATTTTTGGTCTTCACCGATTTCCACGCAATTACGTTTACCTTCATATTCATCGATTAAACACCAATTTGTTTTAGTTGTTGAAATCGGTTTTTGAATTGGATTCGTAGTTGAATCTGGTTTAGGAGTTGGTGGTAATTTGATAGTAGAACGATTTATTGATTGGTCTATATCTTTTCCTGATTTTTCATGACCACTTGCTTTTATTAATAATTTACCGACCGAATCTACTGTACCATTTGCAATATCTATTCCTGTTTTACTTGCGTCTGCTACTAAATCTCCAGTGGAATCTATTGCACTTCCAGTTATAAAAGTTACATCGGATAATAAAGGTCGAATAAAATATATAATTGTATTCACGATATGTTGTAATAAATCACCAATATTTTTAATAATATTTATTCCTAAAAATGAAAATATCAATAAAAGTGTAAGGAAGACGATAATACCATTTTTATTACTAAATAAATCTTCTTTTGATTGTGTTATAGACTGTGGTTTAGGTTCATTATCATTAGTTTCCATAGTTTGAACTTATATATAATATTATAGATATTGTTTCGTTTGTTTTTATTTTATAATTTATAGAATTAGTGTAAAATGGGATTATTCAATTATATCGATACTTTCTTTTTTATAAGTTTAGGAATAACATTTATACTGATTTTACTTTTAGTATTCCATTTTAAACAACGTATATCTAGTTTAGAACAAAAAACAGAAACCATGTTTGAAATTATCAATAATATTGTCCAAGAATTAGTACAGATAAAATATATAATCACACCTCCTCCCGCTTCTTATTCATCTCAAAATGATATGCAACCTTCAATGACTCATTTAATCCATAATCCACCATTACAAATGAATAATATTATTCATTTTGATAATAATAAAATCGTTGTTTCAGATGAGGAAGAAGATTTCGATGACTCTGATGATGAAGAAGACGAAGAAGACGAAGAAGACGAAGACTCTGATGATGAAGAAGAAGATAAAATAAAAGTGATTAATGTTGCATTGAACGATAGCATTCAATTAAGTGAAGTAGATGATACCATCGATGTGGAATCAACCCACGGAAATATTATTGTCGAAAAGATTAATACAAACGATTCAGAAATCGATAATAGCGACATTCAAAAAGAAGTAAAAAAAGAAATATATCGTAAAATGACCTTATCTGCATTGAAATCGATTGTTATTGAAAAGGGATTAATATCTGACCCTAGTAAATTAAAGAAACAAGAACTTTTGAAATTATTGGAATCTAATCTAGACGAATAAACCGATGAACTAGTGAGTATTTATTCAATGCAAAAATATATTATAATTATATATTATAATATGTTTTCATTCGATAATTCTGAAAAAATGAATTGTGCTTATCCTACTATCAAAGAAACTATTCCAAAATCTTCTTTAGGATATAATACCAATAATAAATATCCGGAATTTCCTCCTTTAATGGCTGATGGTAGAGCCATCACTGCTTCATACCAACCTGAAGCTTTATTAAATCAATCTATTATCAAACAAAATAATATTCAATCAAATTGGGAATATAGAAAATATTTAACCGAAAATGCTACAAAAATTATGGAAATGAATTCTCGTGAAGCATTTAATGATAATGGATATACTATGCGTTTCAATGATTTGATGAATAATACATTTTCTACACCATATTTCTATACTTCACCGAATGATATTTCCAGACCATTGGGTTATATAAATAGTGATTTAAAAAATACATATTTATCTCGAGAACAATTGGAATCTCGTAAATTTTCACCAGTTGTTACTCAAGAAGAATTCCTTAGATTTACTAGTAACCAATAAATGATAATATATTTGATATTATATTATTATCATTCTATAATTTTTTTCCTATATTTGAAAATAAATCCGATTGAGTATAAGGTGTGTATTTTTTTTCCTTCATTGCATCGAATATAAATGATTCAAATTTGCGTGTTAAACTACTGCTCATTATAGTAAAACCTTGTTTTGTATTTCCACTGGGTTGTGGCGTTGAATCTGTTGTAGTATATGCACTTAATGTACCTATTTGTGAATCTGCCCATCCGGGAGGACCTATCGGTCCTGGGTTACCTTGTATTCCAATTTCTCCCTTTTCACCTTTTATTCCGGGTATACCTTGTAAACCCATTGGTCCTGTATTTCCTATACCAATTGGACCTATATCCCCTTTTAATCCAGGCATTCCTTGTGGTCCGATTGGTCCTGTATTTCCTATACCGGTTGGTCCAGTATCACCGTTTAATCCTTGCGGACCAATCATACCGGTTGGACCAATCATACCGGTTGGACCTGTATCGCCTTTTACTCCGGGTATTCCTTGTATGCCGGTAGATGGACCTGGAGGACCTGGAGGACCCGGTATACCAGTAGATGGACCTGGAGGACCCGGAGGACCCATTGGACCAGTAGAACCTATTCCAGAAGGACCGGTTGGACCAAATGGACCGGTTGGACCAAATGGACCGGTTGGACCAAATGGACCTTGAGAACCGGTTGGACCAAATGGACCTTGAGAACCGGTTGGACCAAATGGACCTTGAGAACCAGTAGGACCAATAGGACCTTGAGAACCGGTTGGACCAAATGGACCTTGAGAACCGGTTGGACCAATAGGACCAATAGGACCATTATTACCAGTAGGACCAAATGGACCCGTAGGACCAAATGGACCCGTAGGACCATTATTACCAGTAGGACCAAATGGACCCGTAGGACCATTATTACCAGTAGGACCAAATG